AAAATCTATTAGTTGCATCACTAATCGCTTGTTCTATATCAAGATTAGTAATCCTCATAATCTTATATGGGTCATTAAAACTTAATGAAAAAGATCCTTTTGCAAAATCTAATGTTGTAGTAGTTGTTATTGATGTTACATTGTTGAATTCTATTACGCCGGTTCCTTGGCTAAAATTAGATCGAAATGTATCTGGGATACCGGCAATCCAAGAAGTATACGGAGTATCCTGTGATAGGGCATAAATCTCTTTCACACGATCAATTATATTAGTAAATTTTGACAATGCACCATTAACTGAATCTTGTAAGCTGTCAGCTCCATATGCACCTAATGTTGCGCCAGGAGTTTGTGATATATTATCTGTTAATGAGAATATAATCGGTAAAAGATGGTAATCAACTCGTCCTAGATCTGATGATATTTGTGATATTTTACATAGTTTTTCATATGATGAAATCTGATTACATTTATTTTGGAATAAAACCTTTGTAGTTTTATATAATAGTTTTTCATGACTATCCATCATATCTGGTCGCCAGTTTTCAGCAAGTGATGCGAACATACGCTTCTTCACCAAAACCGTAGCATTAGGATCTTGCATAGAAATACCTAATTGCTTTGGGGTATAGTTATTGTAATCTATACGTTGAGCGCCTTCTTCAGTATATGACCTATCGGCCGTTTGATCAAATTGATTAGCAAATGGACCAAGCTTGCCATACCTATTAGTTTGACCATTGGTAGCAATATCGAGACTCTTATTTTTATTGTCTCCGGAATTAAACTGTTGATTTAGAACATCTCCTAAATTACTTAAAAAATCATTAGTGCTAGCCATTATTCCTTCTTACACTATATATCATTAACTATCTTGATGTATTATTAAAATTATTAGCATTCTGCATATCACTAAAACTTAATGGAATACCATTCTGAGAATTATTAGACGGTCCAGAATTAGCAGATCGTTGCCAAGGTAGGTAATTAGTACGGTAGCCGCGTCTTTGAGTTGCGGTAAATTTAATATCATATGTGAATAATCCTAACGGATTAACACTTTCAGTAAAACTGAATGAATTGAAGAAACCCCTATATACCCATCCGGAATAATAAAACTCTATACCTAATGCCATTGACGCTAATGAAGGTACACTTTGTGGCAATATATTTTGACTTGCTGGATCTAATCCAAGAACACCTAATGAACCACTTGTTAACGAACTAGCGAATCCACCAAGATTTCCAAGTGAAGAATCAATTACATCGTTTAATCCTGTAATTGAACTATCAGCAGCCATCGTTAATGCAATAGGATCAAATAGATATTGTTCTGCTCTATATATCTCATATAATACATTTAGTCCTTCTACGCCTGAGCTACCTGTATGCCCATTGATACTCAATGTAGTTAACTCTTCTCCCCAATACTGTATATTGTATCCGCCTTTTGTTCTATTTGTTGTAATAACTTTTCCATTACTGTATGTAATAGATTGGGGATTAATATACATATTAATTACACCAACCTCTGGAACGAACCAATGACCAATATTTCTTCGTGTATTTGCTAATTGTGCTGGCGGTATTTTACTTGATGGCAATCCATTGCCATCAGCATTTGGAATTGGAGATCCAGTAAATCCATTAGTTTGGTATGCCTGGCTTTGATTATTTATTGCGGCATTTAAGCCAGTACCAGATACTGCGGCAGTAAGAATTGGAAGACTTCTTTGATCATTTAGCAACGCCATACATATATACTATTTTAGTATCCAGGATCTGAAGATTTTCCGTTGTTTGTGCCAGCGGCAGCTCCATTCATAACTTCTATGCTATTTGGTCCTGATTTCTTGTGGACATTAAACCCTGGTGGCGCTGATATTTCTAATATCACTTTTTGTGGCGGAAGCTGTTTTGTTTCTTCCTGTGCTTTTAGTGCCTCTTTGGTTGCTGCAGTAGCTGTTGTTGGAGCATGCTGATTGTATCCTGCTTTATGGACTGCATCTGTGTATAAGTTAGATTTTCTGTCGTGAGACTCTTGCATCATTCTTTTACGCTGTTCTGCCATTTTAGGATCTCTACTTGCCTCCGCTACCGTTGGCATTCTGCTTGAAGAACCTTGCGGATTATATTTTGCAGAAATAACTGTTGTATCTGGAATTTTAAGTACATTTTGTGATGGCTTATCTGGTTGCATTAATGTGCGATGTGGCTGTTTAATGGTATTGTCCATTACTTTGTCTTCTGGATTTTGTTTAGCAATACCAAGTACCCCTTTAATATCATCTATTGTTTGTTCGGTACCAGATTTAATTTCATTTCCTGCATTTGCTATACCATCTACTATACCGCCAATAGATTTGTATATTTGCTCTACCGTTTGTCTTTGAGATATCGCCTCTTCTTTTTGATATTCTTCTTTGGTGGTAGCAGTTTTGCTCATTGAATTAAATTGATTAGAATAAATTGATGATTTACCCATATTAGTCAATATGTCTGCTTTATTCGCACCGCTTGTGCCAAAAAATTGTTTCATCTGAATACCAGCGGTAATTTCAGCTGCTACCGCAGCTCTAGCGACAGCAAGATTCATTTTCTTTAGTTCTGTATTATTTCTTTCTTCTATGGCTTGTCCGCGACCACTAACCTCTCCTACCGCTCCCGTTCCTGTTTTTAGTTCTTTTGATATAGCACCAAAATCTCTTTTGCCTAATGCTTCTAATAGTCTTGTAGCCTGTTCATCACTAGCACCTTGTCCTATACCAAATGCTCCACTTTTTAAAAGTGATCGCTGCCTCATAAATTGAGCAGCTGCTTGTGGGCTTGACGCAGCTTCTGCTTGTGTATATATCCTTCCACCGAATTGTTGGCGCATAGCCTTTTCTGCCATCTGAGCAACTTGATCTAATTTGCCTTCACGAAGCAGCTGATCTATTTGAAATGATCCTTGTAATCCACCCGGTCCACCTGATCGCAATGACAAAAATGCTTTAGTTCCGATTGTCATATCATGAATCGATTTAGTCATACCATCAACAATTTCCATTGATGCTTTACCAGTTAATCCTGTCTCTCGTAATGCATCAGTATACTTTGTTAAAAACTTTGCTCCTTCATCCGATTCATTACCTATGAACCTAAATGTTTCCGCAATAGTATTCATACTTGGAAGTACCTGATCAAACTGTACTCCTAATTTATTTGCAACGCTTGATACATCTGCCAAAAATTCAGCACCAGCTTGTGCTTGATTCGTTAATTTGCCTGTTGCCTGTCCGAGTGTGTTATAGGCTTCTCCCAATATTTTCATAGTTTCTATCTGACTAATTCCTGCCCCGGTCATCAAATTCATTGTAGACTGTAATACATGTAATTGAGATTCTGCGCCCTTACCGGTATTAATCGTTTGATCAAAATATCCAGGAAGTTTTTTCAACTCATTAGACATTTTTAATGTATTTTCCCAACTTTGACCAGTTGCACCAGCTACTGCTAATACTTGATTGGTATAGTTTTTTGTTTTAGAAGCTAGATCAACTAATGTACGCCCATCTTTTTCAAATAATTCACCCATATTTCCAGCAGCCCCTTGCAGAGAAACATACATATTTTCTAATTTTTCAGCTTGACCGGCATTTTCAATAAAATGATCTCCTAAACTAGCTAATTGCCCAGTTATAGCTTTTAGGGCGTCGCCAGGAATAATACCATTAAATGTATTAACTAATTTTGTAAGACTTCCAGAAACAACATTAATAGAAGCTCCGCCAGCATCTGCTCCTTCAAACATTTTTGCCCAAGAGACAGTAGATGCGGCTCTACCAATATCAACTAATAAATGGTCAAGAGATTCGGATACTCCATCTATTGCACCAACTCCTATTTGACCAGCATCATTAAAATTATCACCCATATCTTTTGTAGCATTAATTACATCGCCTAACTTGTCTCCTAGAGATCCAAAATACTCAATGGATTCTTTTGTTAACTTACCAATATCACCCAGATGCTTAACGCCTTCAGTTCCAATATCTATAATATTCTTCTTCAAACCATTAAATATACTAGTTAGCCCATCGCCAGCATTGCCTATATCATTTATTCCTGCAATGGTATTAGCTATATCTTTATCCTGTGGTATTTTTGGTTCATCAGCAGCCATCTAAAATTATCCTTCGATTTTTCTCTTTCTCTTTCGTTTCTTTATTTTTTGTTTTTCTTCGTCAGCTTTTTTATTTGCTTCCATAACCAATCTTGATGTTTCTTCGAATTCTTCATCACTGGATGCAAATGTTTGTCCATCTTTACCAAGAATTTTTTGTACTAGTTCTGGATTTGAAAATGAACCTATTAGCATTCCTTGATTTTCAAGCATTTTATTTTCATCTGCATAATCTTCTAACCAATTATAGAACATCCAAGCTTTCATAACCGGATCTATATTTTCAATTTGAGGATCATCGGGGAAGCAGCCACGCATTTTACATAGGTACCAGAGAAATCTGTGGTCTGGTTCCCTTACTATTTTTTTAAATCTTCTGCTACCTCCTCGGCTTCTTTAGTTGAGTTTATACCAAATTTAGTTTTTGCCTCTTCTTTCATTGCTGCTAACTCATCCCACAGTCTATTAACAACAACTTCTTCTAATGAGTTTATTAGTTCTAACTTTGATTCCGTTGTATTTTCTCCAAGAACGATATTAATATCATCTCCATCTATTTTATAGATAGAGCGAATAAGCTGTTGTTTTCTTGATTCAAAAGATGCTTCCCAGTCATACTTAGCAACAGCAAGAGTAGCCATTGTAGCATCTAGTGCTTCTTGTGATTTGAGCGTTCGCATAGAAAAAACATTATCTCCGATTTGAACATCACGAGTGAGCCGTCCAATATTTGCTAATAACTCAATTCTTCGCTTACCATGATCTGTAATTTTTACACCATGTTTTTGAACTTCTGCTTTTTCTTGGCGAAGAGATTTGATTCTTGCTTCATATTCGGCAGGAGAGATTTGCTGCATTTGTGGTTGAACAGGGTTCGTTTGTTGTGTATCCATATCTTCTGGCAATCCAACATTGAACTCACGCAATGATTGCTGTGCGGGCTGTTGTTTTTGTTGAGCCGGTGGTTGATTTGATGTTCTACGAATATTTGGTGAATTAAAATCTGGCATAATTACTTTCTCCTATCAATATGTTGTTTTATTGGGATATTAAAACACAAATCCCGTGATATGTACTATATCACGGGAAAATTATGTTTTAGTTTTTAATTATACGTTTGAGAAATAATCTGTAATAAGACCAGGTGAATCCATTGAGCCAAGCAATTGACCAACATCGGCACGTCGCTCAATTGAATTGAGCTGCATTATATTAGAACCTAATAGACCACCAGTAGCAGCATTACCACCATTGAGAGTAGAATAGATACCTTCTGCTGCGAAACCAGCTTCTTCACTTATTAACCAGTTAGTAGCAGAATATGAAAACTGTAAATTGTTGAACCATACGTTTTTTACTGTTGTAATTATTGCAGTACTGCCATCACCACTTGCTATGTCATAAATATCAATATCAAACGGAATACGCTGTGCGTGTATATGCAAGAACCCACGACTAAATGCCTCTGTTACACGAGCACGATCAAACCTAATCCTAGTGCAAGAACCAGTTATGTTGGTGCTAGCTGTTGGGGAGGAGTCAATGTGACCATCAGTTCCAACTTCATCAACCATTGTAATGGTTCGCTGTTCAGTAAAATTGATAGTCTGTATAGCACCGACAGCAGTTATACCAACGCGAATTACTATGTTAGTTGATAGTTGTGTAAATGTAGCGTCAGTTCCATCAGGACGTTCAATTATACTTCCTGTATTTGGTGCGATAGATGGCATTCGTTATCTCCTATATAAAATATATTATTATTCCTATTATACTATTGTTCCGACATCAATTGTAATATAAATCCAGTCGATGGGATAGACGGGTTGCACCTTTACTGAAATGTTCCATTGTCTTGGTTCAACGCTATCTCTAACAACAGTTGGTTGTGTATAAGCTGTAATCAATCCTTGACCTACGAAACCTCTCAACATTGCAATTGCACGAGCAAGTAACGTTCCTTGTGTATCCTGATTTTCTGGAGTTCCAATGAATCCATCAAACCCAGTTCGCATTGCCTTGGCAATTCGGTCTCTAATGAATACAATTGATAGTTCCTGTTCTTCTGGGAATCCGCTTTGAGTGGTTGTTATACCCCACAATACTTGACCACCACCAGCAACTGGTTGCAATGTTGCAATACCAGCAGCAGCTAATGCCTGTAGCACTGTATTACTGAACATTCTATTTACGTTTATTGTGAATCCGCTTAGCACCTTATGGGTGAGTGGCGAGGCGATATTTGATACACCTGATGTATAACCAGCGGCTGCAGCTGCAATGTAGAACCCATCAAGAATCTGATTGCTGCCACCAACCTGTACAACGATCTGATCAGGATAGAAATATGCAACCCTGAATGTTTGACCGTATGCTGCTGATACGGAATAATTTGCTAAGTCTTCAGTATTACCAGCTAGTATATCCGCTACAGTTGCGCCCTGGATACCTTCGAGTACCCCGATGTTTTCAACAGCGGCAAGGCTAACGCCTGTCACATTGTCTGGAGTTAATCCGTTTATAGCGCCTATAAATAGAACACGCTCTTTTTTGTTTGTCAAATTACTCATTGTTAGACAATGATTCATTGCATTATCAAATATTACTGATATTGTCTGCAATGGAAGCGGAACTACTATATCAAGTTCTTGTGATTCTAATGTTGCTAATGCTTTTTCCCAGCCAGCATCGAAGAATGTTGCATCTTGCACATCCACTAATGTTACGCGTACTGAGTAGTTATTTGGAACTACGTTATGATTCAAAACCAAGTAATCACTTGTTTGTGATGGATCAATTACTTCATATTTTAGGCTATGCTCACTAACGAATGATTTAGCAACTGTTAGTGTATTTGAGCCCGAGTTATATGATGTAATATCGTAAATACCAACGTTTGATGCATCAGCAGAAGCTGTTATTTGTAGTTTTAGTCCGAGGGCTATAACATTGAACGTATTGAAATTAACAGCACCACTATGTAGTGTACCAGTTGCAGTATCTGGGGTTGCAATCAATGCACCATCAGAACCTGTACTACCAACAACTACCTCACCGAAAACTGGGTCAATAAGTTGAAAAGTTGTGGTTGGATCATTAATAAAATCAGCAAATGGTGGAGTTGCTTCTGCTCTTATTTGTAATTGTCCGCCAACAACACCAACTATTGCAAATGTTCCAACGTTAGCGTTATTTACCGCGTCAATAACTGATAGTTCTAATCCAACATATGTATTGTCGAATGTAACTGACGAACTAAATAAGGCATTTATTTGAGTTAATAGATCGCGATTGATATATCCGTCTTGACCAAAATTAACTGTTGCATTTGTCTGTGTTACTGAATACGAATATGAATTACCAGATGGTGGCATTGCATTGTCAAATACGAATTGAGACACTGTTGGTTGACCAACATCACCGAGAGTGAAGAACTCAAATTTATTTGCAAGAAGTTGTTTCTCTACACCGGTGGCAGGATTCGTTACGAAAATATCGATATTTGAGTTTGGATCTGGTGATACACCTAATGGTAATGGAAGAACGAAATCATTTACATTTGTAGATGTAGCTGGGAAACTTGTTTCTAACACATATGAAACGCGTCGTGGAAGAGGAGGTGCCGCCTGAAGACACATAATGCCAGGCGGCGAATTAGCAAATGCTAATTGGCAACCAAGAGACAATGTATTTGTTAGACTTGGTAGTCCGTGTTTTGTATTTACTTGTTGCACTGCTGTGAAAAATGTTGGGCTGTTTATATCAGATACAGCAATGTATGTGGCAGTTAAGCTGTCGTTTTTATTTAGAACACCGCTTGAAACTTTAACAGTAAAATAATCACCTGGACGGAATGGTGATATTGTGGTTGGACCATTTGTCGTTTCTGATATAGAAAACATCAAAATACTGTTTGAAACAGCTTGATTATTTGCAACCCAAATTGTTGGATTCCCGTTTGCATCTAAAACATTACCAGATACAGAACCGAATGCTACGAATTGTGCTGTTCCGGCAATTGGTTGATTTAGATTATTTCGTTGTACCGCAACACATTTGATAGTCCAAGATTCATTTGGAGCATTAACATCTACGAGAGAGATATTATTGATTGTACCAATGCCAACATTAGTGACGCCATTAGTATAGAAAGAACCACCCTGATTGACTAAATGTGCTCGTTGTAATTCGATTTGCCCATTGGCAATATTGATTCTATAATCATATGTATTTGGAAATGTATTTTGATCTATTGCTTCTTCTAATCCTTGAAGCAAAACTCCATTTTTGTACAGTTTTTCTCTGTGTGAAATGATCGGAGAGTTTTGTAAGAGAAAATGTCTTCCATCACTTCCAGTTGCTGATGTATAGTATCCATCTAATCCATCATTGCCACCACCTACAGCAGAAGCAACTATAATTTCCTGACGGGCTCCCTCACCAATTATGCAAGCGATACGAGTACCACCTGGTACTGATGCGCCAGTACTTTGGGTTACGACGTTTGTAATTACGCCAGGAAGTGAATTTTGTGCGCTCGGTACGTTCGCCATTGTGGAATCCTTATTTAGTAAGTCCTGCTAAATTAAATGTGATGTTATTACTATGAATCATATGTAAGTATTCTTTTTTATGCCATGGTATCTCATAGATTTATCATTACATCTGTAATATTTTCCGACATATTTATTGTTAAGTTTGGTGCCACAACCCCTGGAGGTGATGGAAGTCTGCTAAATTCAACGCTAAAATTGACTACATCTATTAAGTTTGCTATTTTGATATGCCTATGCCATTCAGATCTAATTTGCAACGTTACTGTTTGTACAAATAAATGATCGTTTCTATCATCTCGTTCAACTGGGGCTCCAGAAGATACACCTTTAATAACTAATCCAGATTTTTGTAAATCATTAAATGCAATATCAACAAATAATAATGATACTAAATCTACGAGGTCATCTCTTGCCCTAAGATCTCTTGCCATTATATCTATATTAATGGAACCTTCCCAAGCACCGGCAAATGAAAAAAACTCTGGAACAGGAAATGTTTTCATATTTCCATAACCATCTTGGAATATAAGATTACCCCATTTTACAACACCAGTTTCCCTATTCATAGAAACAGGTACTGATGTTGAACCACCGTGCCTAACAATAATAGCTGGGTAATATATTACATCAAAACGATATGATTCTCCAATAAAAACACGAGTAGTAATACTATCGGTATATCCAACATCCTGTGGTAGGTTAGTATGATCTGGCGTTTGAGGGTATCCCCATAAATCGTGAGCATAATGATAGTATGAATCGCGTGAAAAAAAATCTCGTAATGTAGCAATAACAAGCTCTTTTGGATATAATGTCATTGAGTTTTGAATGACACTATATATTCCGTTTAAATCTGAACGATAGAAGTTATTAGTTGTCATATATTACCATCTATATTTTATTCTAATTGGTGAGAAAACTATACCTGTTGGTGTAGAACCAGAATAAGTTGATAACTTAAGTAAATATTCAATGGAGATAGTCAATGATGATTGCAGTGTATTAAAATAATATTGTAAATTATTTTGGATAGTAGAATCAATCGTTAAGTAATAATTACTTGGTGATTGTATTGCTGCAGGCAACCCAGCTCCTGACAATGTTGTCGTTTGAGAATCAAGGAGACCAAGATTATTTGGCGGCGTATATATTTGATTAAATACGTCAATGATAGAGTTATATCCTACAGGATTAATAATACCACTAGCTATTGAAATGGAAATTTGACTTATATTTGTATCAATTGGATCCTGAGGACTAGAATAAATACCCTGTGTTACTTCCAAAATTTGAGTATTGATTGGAACTATTTTTGTTATATCATAAGTTCTAAAATATCCATGTTGAGTTGTGTCTTGTAAAATTAATGTGGCATAAATAGCTGCAGCAACTGCATTATTTGCTCCAGCCCCACCAAATGTGGAAGGCGTTGAAGGACTGCTTATAAAATCCTGATTATAAGGACCAGTATATCCATCACTCCATAATTTTTCGCCAACCAAAACTGGTAAAATAGAATAACCAGTTTGATTTTTATTATTATTGTATGTGGAGCCAACACTTAATCCAGTAGGAGTAAAATAAGGCTGAGGAGGAGAGTTAAGAAATATTCCCTTGACAAGATTCTCATCAGTACCATCAACAGTATAGCCATCAAAAACATTATCAGTAATAATTTGATCATCGAGAGAATTATTAACTATATATGCATATATAGTTGTGTCTCCTCTAACGAATGTATTATTTTTTACAACGCAAGACCAGTTAGCTTCTATAACTAAATTACTACTTAAACTACCTGCTACGAATTGTCCTGGGGGTGCCATACCAGAAATAAAATTATTGGTAATAATTGCATCGGAATTTACTATAATATTATTAAAATATTTGTAAATAGTTGGAGTGCTTGCTGGATTACCATCTGGCGTATACTTACCATAATCAAATGAGTTTCCATCTATAATTAGATTATTAATAGGAGTATTGAAAACCATTTATGTTCCTACGGTTGTATATGTGGTTAGAGCAATTGGTTGAGTATTTACTAAACCACCATCAAAAAATGTTGTAAAATTAGTATCGTAAGCTGTAAAATTATTATTTCTTATAATGAGTGTAGCATATCCAGATGCATTATTGGCTGGAACCCTATTGGCAATAAACATAAACGCGCAGTTGTTATTTGTAATTGTTAATGATCCAGTGAATATTCCAGAGTTATTTGGAAACGAAGCTGCAGGAGAATCAAGAGTCCCAGTATATGCAAGCCCGCTTGAATACCCACTATAAATATACTTGCAAGTATTACTAGATATTGTCAGACTTCCCATTTTATCAGCTTGATATGTAGTATTTGGAAGAACCGAATTAGGTAAATCTTGCTTAGTAGTTATATTGATGGCGCCACAGGTATTATTAGATATGAACGAATTGGTTGTACAAATAGCATCATATACAACAAGACCTACATTTGTAGGAGCAATTTCTATTAGCTGATTTTTATTACAAAAATTATCTGTTATAAAACAATTATTCAATCTTGTTCCAGTGGTTGTTGTTGGAGCAACACTTGGACCAACGATTGCAATGACAGCAAACTTATCATCCGCATTAGGAGCAGTTGTTATAAACTTATTACTGGTGATTTTTATATTCTCAGCAAAACTAAGAGAGTTGGCATATATCATCGATACGAATTGAAATCTATTTAGATTTGGTGAATTGAATATACATTTATCAATAACAACATTCTCCAAACCGCTTGATGTAATATTTGATAGCAGACAAGCTTTTGTTGGACTGGCTGGATTTGTTATTGTAAAACTTGAATCGCTGGTTGCATCATAGGTATAATTAATCACACATGACTGAAATGTATTATTATTTGCCATAGTGAAACCAGTAGGACAAAAAACATTAATAACGCAATCTGTAAAACTATTATTATTTGATAGCGTTAGACCTAAACCAGTAGCGGAGCTAATATTCAATGTTGAGTCAGTGAATGATGTGGTTGTACCAACCGTTGCTCCTGACACCGTCGTGATTGTACAATTACTTATTATTGAATTAGCTCCAAATGTGCTTAGCACTCCTAGTGTGGCTATGGTACATCCGGTAAATGTAGAATTAGATCCAAAAGTAGTAGTTGTATTTGGCATCGACACAGTGCAGTTCGTAAAAACTGTATTTGTACCAAATGTCATAGAGCTTTGTAGGAAATTAACAGTACAATTTGTAAAAGATATATTGTTACCAAATACTGTAGTATTTGTTGGGAAGTTGATAGTACAATTTATAAATGAGATATTGCTACCGACTGACAATGTCGAACTTGCAGCATTGATTGTCATATTATCAAACTGTATATTATTACTTAATGAAACAGTTGATGTTCCGAAATTTAATATTGCATCATTTCCATTGAAAATTGTTTTTGCAGCATAACCAAGTGAAACCGATGATGTAAATGTTAATTGTCCTCTTACATTTACACTAGTTCCTTTTGTGTTATTAGAAGTATTTGTGTATGATATAAAATTAGTGAATTGTGAGATCCAAGAATTAACTGAATCTATTGTTCTAAACTGTCCTTCGGTGCTAAGAATGAAAGAATCAGTTATACCAGAAAACCCATTAGATATAAATCTTTTTGCATCAGTTATAGATAGAGTCGATATTGCAGTACCAGTTACCGTCGCTGTTATTACATATAATGGAACTACATCGGAATAACTTAGTAGATTGCTAAAATAAGTTCCTCGTACTGGATATGTATTAGATGATGCCGGATTAGTTACATAAAATATTCTATTTTGATCCAACGAGCCATATGTTCCAACAAGTGATGGACTGTAATCGGTTGATGCAATAAGTTCTATTTCAGATTTATTGTTCGCGCATACATACCAAGTAATTGTATTTACTGTTGTTGTAAATGTTGGATATAATGCTTCAATAACTGCTGGAACAGTTATGTTAGTTTCATTTATGAAAATAATTTTACCATTTATTAATGCTGTACCACCATTGAATGAAATAGTATTTCCTGATACTGTATAATTATCAAAACCATTTATTATACCATTTTCATTTAATAATCTATTTGGAGCGCTTATATAATCAAGAGCTGAACTAGTAAATTGTTCTTCGCTAACATTTCCAAATTGTCTTTCATCTTTTAGATATGAAACTAGTTTTGTAATATCATTAACTTGACAGCTTGAAATTAACATAATTTCTTCATCAAGTTCTAATGTCTTGAACAATTGTATATCTAGTGTTTTATTAGAAAAACTGGTAAGAGCTAGATTTATATCTATAATGAAATCTATATAATCTATATTTGTCTCATCATAGAATCTAATTACTTCGCCCTTTTTACCGGTGATTGTTGGACCAAGGTTAGATAGTGATAGTGAAATTGGATTCCATCTTCCTAAGAACCCAGTATAAACCCCAGTATTTTGATCATAATTATTGATCGTTAATCTAATTTCTTTATCATTATTAACTGTAGTATAACCTCGTAATTTTGGCGATACATTATATAAATTGATATTTGTTATATCTAATCCGGTATTAATAAATCTTGCACGCTCGTGTGTAAATGTATGTCCGTTGCCATCAACATATACTTCAAAAAATCTCTTGAACGGGCTAATTGTAGTTGAATCAAAAACATTTTCTGCATCAAATGATACTGAGTCATCTGAAAAATAAACGAAGACAGGTATGTTATTTGATGTTGCTGCTGGTGATGTCCCAGCGCCGTGGACGCCGTCATATACAGTAATATTTGTATAAGCAGCTGGCGTAGAACAATTTTGAAACGAAACACTCTTTATAGTGAATCTTCCGTAATCTCTAAAATTAAATCTAGGATCAGATAGCGGAAACGCTGGTTGAATAACAATAGTCTTTCCAGCAGCCAGTCCTGCATTAGACAAATCTAGATTTATTTGATATACTACTTCAACTCTATTTGGTAGAACATTAGTATATGGTGGTGGTAATATTGTGGCTGACCAATAACCATCACCAAATGAATCTTGTATATTATTTAGTATTGTTGGATCTGATCTTAAACTATCTCGTTCTACTCCATTTGTATAGAAGAAGTTTCTTTTTAATGGATAGAATAGTAATGTAGGATTGAACATTGCAGCAGCAACTGTTGAATACGCTGTTGAAGGTGGTGGACTTGCAACATTAGCCCCGCCTAACCCAAATCCAAGAGGGTCAATACTGTTGAAATTATCAACAACATTATCTGGGAAAGAAGAAAGTGATGATGAAGTATAATTACCATTTGTATCAACTGTACCGGCAGATATACTGAAACTAGCGTTATTATAAGGATCTGCTAGCATTATACCGATCTGACCATTATATTCAAATGCGACAAATCTATAATTGAATCCAGGCGCCCTAAACGCAACGTTGATATTGTTGACTATATTATCTAATGTATATTGACCTGGTGATATACCTTTATTTCCAGTAACATCTATTGCTGGTAATGGAATTATAGTAGAAGTGTCACCAGTTGGTAGTAAATATAGATATAAGTTATAATGATTAGAGTCAAACTTAGATGAATTAAATCCATTGCCTAATGCAGCAGCAGATCTTGGATTTGATACAATCAAGCTCTCGTAATTGCCAGTATAATTTGGAGAGCGGCTTGAAGCCAGTACTCCGTATTTTCCTCTATGGAAAACTGCCTTATCTATTCTTGCTAACGCGCTTACATTTGATATTGGATTTTTGCCATTTATTCTAACAGCATAAGTTCGTACCATTCCAGTAACATTAGCCTTAACTGAGTCAATAACAAACTGATATGATATTCCGGTACCATAATTTATAGTTAAAATATCTCCAGGCTGAACCTGGGCAAACTGTGCATCAAAATTGTATGTACTTAGTTGTTGCGCTGTTGGACTAAACAATACAACATCATCACCATTGGTAAAACTATCAACTGGCGAAGATGCCATTGGTCCTGGTGGCACATTTAGAAAATAAGATATCGCTGGCGTTGGCGGAACAATTGGCTCACCATATCCATCTGATAGAAAACTTGATGCCCTAGAAGTTCTTGATATACCGTTAGCATATAGATTTTGTACACGACTTCCAAGTAATAACAAGCTTGAGTTATCAAAATATTCTATAATAGATTGTACATCTTGACTAGATTGTGGTATCGTGGAAAAATTACTCGACACAACATTAATACCGCTAGCCATATGAGCATAATTAGTTGGTGGAACCGTTCCACCTGATGTTGGCGTTACATTGGCGCTACCATCGGATTTTTCATGAACAACTAAATCATTGCTAATATCTTCAACCAAAAGATCTGAATTAGTTGTATTTCTGCTTACAACATTAGTTCCGGAAGATGGTAATACGGATGGATTTGTTTTTACGAATGGCGTTGTCTGATCAACGCGAATAGCTGATAGAAAGTGATTATATGCTGTTCCATCAATATGTGGTTCTAACTTGACACCAGTTAAACTTAGGAATCCATTCAGTACATCTATTGAGTTTTGTAATGTTAGTATTAGTGTATATAATGATGATGTTGAGTATACAAGACTTAATTTTGATTCGTGTATTCCAGCAGTTGGAGATATTTGAGCATCAGTTATTGGTAATACAACTAACCCTAAACCAACTAAGGCTGATGGATTGATCGTACCATCTGGATTGAGCGCGATGGAAAGACGCTGTGCAATTGATCCAGTAGAACCCTGAGCATTAATACCGATATTAGATTCCACTGCGAACATAGCTGAACGTAGAGCGTTAATGGCAATATCACCAAGATCGGTTATATTTCCATCAACCCGCGGCAACTCAGCATCTGAATCTATTTGAAACGGAAAATTACTCACTATTATCCTTATTATCTATCTGTTGGAAACGGTATTACTTGTGATGGTGGGTTAGCTGGTGGTTGTTGAGAAGAAACGAAATTTTGTATCTTATCTTTTAGCATACCTCTGACTACCCGGAATATTAGACCAGAAAGAAGCCCG